CCAGGTTCTTCACCGCGTACTCGGGGGGCAGGCCTCCCTCGGGGCGCTTCAGGTCCCGCACCCTCTCCCCCAGCTCGGGGAAGTGCTCCGCCACCGCCCGCACATCGTTGGGCTCGGTGACCCGGAACGTGACCAGGTGGCTGGCCTGCTTCCTCACGCCCGGGTCTATTCCCCCCGTGGCCCCCTGGATCATCTGGGTGATGAAGATGGCGTTGTGCCCCAGCTCCCTGCCCCCGGTCAGGACCTCAAAAAGGCCCTTTGGGACGGCCCCACGGGGAAAGAAGTGGTAGGCCTCATCCACCACCAAAAGGACGTCCCGTAACCGCATGATCTCCTGGCCCAGGGCGTCCAGAAAGGGGCGGGGGTCGTAGCCGGTCACGTGGAAGATGACTTTCCGGTGACTTCGGAGGGCGGACCTTGGATCCCCCTCCTCACTCACCCGGTAGCGGCCTTCGGTCAACTCGGCGAACTCCGTCTTGCGGTTGACGATCACCAAATGGCGGTACCGCCCCTCCATGCGCCGGATGACCTCCCGGGCCAGGGTGCTCTTCCCTGACCCGGACTTGCCCACGATGAGGAGCCGGAAGGTCTGCCTACCGCCCATTTACGCTTGGTAGGCCCGCCACAGCTCCCACCCGGCCCAGGCGGCCAGGGCGAAGGCCACCACCGCCTGGGCGCTCTCGCACCGGGGGCAGCCCTGGCCCTCCCGCAGGTTTTTTAGCCGCCCCAGGCCGAGGTACAGCCCGCCGGCCAGGACGGCGATGGGAAAGGCGTTCTCCTTTACGAAGTCCACGCTCACCTCCTTTTTCTTTTCGTCATCCTTTTCAGGTCATCCTCGAGGTTGATGCCCCGCTCCTTCATGATGGCCGCGATAGCCCGCTTTTCTACTATGTCCCCACCGCGCCTTTGGAACATCGCCATGAGCGCCGAAGTTGACTTCTCCCTTAGCCGCTCTTCCAACTCCTTTTGCCGCCTGCGGTTTTTGGCCGTTGCTTTGCCCCCTTTGGCGGCTATAGCGCTCCGATGGGCCTTTTCCATCCGCTTTGCCCACTCCCCTGACCTACGGGCCTTCAGGTAGTCTTCCGCCGCCAGGCGCTTGACCTCCTCTTCCCACTCCTTGATCTGCCTCAGGGTCTCCTTGTCTCCACGAAGCCGGGCCTCCCGCTTCATGCGCCTAATGTCGGGTGGGGGGAGGAAGCGCACCCGCACTACCCGGCCCCGCTCCTCCACCTTGACCACCTCGTGGTCTTTGTAGACCCTGGCCGGGGAGGGCAAAGGGGACAGCTCTACCCGTTTAGGCTTTTCAGGCGGCGTAGCGAAACGCCCCTTAGCGTCCCGATAGACTACGCGGCAGACCACCTCGCGCCTCATGCTTCCCCCCGCAAACGCCGCAACGTCAGGGCCAACCGGGCGGCCCGGCCCAGGCCGTCCTTCCGTTTGGCGATCTCCCTCAGGACCTCTACCCGGATGGTTCCTCTTCGCGTAAAGCCCTCTTGCCCATAGACCCGGGCCACGTAGCGCCTCAACCGGCCCGGGCGCTTCACCGCCTCCTGAATCCAACGGCTCACGCCACGTACCTCCGGGCAAACTCAACGATGGGGCTGGCCACGGCCTGGGCCCGGGCAATCCGCTCCTCCCGGCTTGTGGGCTTCGTAGGCCCGAACTCCACCAGGACCGCCGGGCCCGGGAAGTCGTCTATGTATAAGCGGCCAAAGCGGCTTGCGCTGCTGGGGAGCACCCACGCGTTCGGCCCCAAGGCAACGGCAATGGTGCGGGCCAGCTCCTCTGACCCTTGGCGAGGGGAGTAGTACACCCCGGGCCGGGTGGCCGTGGGGATGTCGTGGTGCACGGCCACGAAAAGGCGGGCCCCCAGGCGCCGGGCCCGGGCGATGCGCTCGGGAAGGGGCACGGTCTCATCCGTGGTGCGGGTAAAGCCCACGCGATACCCCAAGCGGGCCAGGTACTCCTTCAAGGTCAGGGCCTGGGCCAGGTTGAGGTCCGCCTCCCGGGTGCCGGTGGCGGGATCCACGGCCCCGGGGTCACTCCCGCCGTGCCCGGGGTCCAGGACGATATAGGCCCCAGAAGGGCTAAGCTTGGGCCGGTTCATCACGAGCACCACCCCCAACGCCAGGAGGAGGGCTAGAATGCCGGATCGCTTGGACCGCACGGGCACCTCCGTAGGCCGATAGGGCCACCACCACGCCCCCCAGGAGGATGCGAAGCCAAGGGGGAAGCTGGTCCAGTCCCCCCATGCCAGGGAGGCGGTTGCGCCCTATGCCGTACTGGGCCAGGGCCTCCCCCACCTTGAGCATGTCCAAGACCTGGGCGGGGGGAAGCATGGGCACAATGCCCCGCTGGAAGGCCTCGGTGAAGGCCTGCACCTCCTCGGGAGTCTGCAGGCGTAGCCCGAAGACCAGGATCCAGGTAGCGGCCTGGACCAGTTCCGCCCCGGTGAAGGGGATAACGGGCTCGGGCTCCGGGGGGAGGTCCGAGAAGGAGGCCTCCTCCCCCTCCAGGGGCGCGAAGCCCATCACGGAATCGTCAGTAGAGGTCGGGGGTAGAGGTTCCCCCGCTGACACCGGGCCCGGCTGGGGCTCCGGCTGAGGGTGCAGGTTCTCCACCAGTTCCTCCTTTCATTCCCAGGGCCATGCCCACCAGAACGATGGCCCCGGCTCCAAGGGCCGCTAGGAAGCCCCCGATGGGGAGCCTGGGCCGGGGGGCGGGGCCAGGTTGAGGCTGGGGCTGGGAGGCCTCCGGCTCCGGTTGGGGCTCAGAGGAGGCCTCCTTGGGCCTGGCCACCACCGGCTGGGAGGCCACGGCCTCTTCCAGAACGGGGTCCAAGCGCCCCTCTTCCAGGGGCACGGCGTGGACCTCCTGGGCCTGCCCCTCTGACTCCAACACGGCCTTCTGGCCCAGGACCTCTTCCGGCAAGGTCAAGCGAAATCCCATGCCTACCCCCTATGGCTTACTTCTTGTAGCCCTTCTTCTTCCTCTTTTCCCCGACTTCCTCTTCCTAGTAGGCATACCGTCTCCTCCTCCTTCCGCCCAAGAGGGCCAGGGCTACCACCCCTAGGGCGGCCAGGCCCAAGGCCCCCGCTCCGATACCCGCCCCCGCCACCGCCGCCGCCCGGGCTGGGGCGGGCACCAGCTCCACCGCTTCCTTCAACTCCGCCACGATGCGCCAGATCAGGTAGAGGATGGCCACCACCGCCGCCGCGGTGAGGAGCGCCGGCAGGGCGGGAAGAAAAGCGGGCTGGATCAGGACGTCATAGGTGGGGGCATAGCCCATGGGCTGGGGGCACCGGATGGACCCGCACCCGCCCCCGCCATAACTGGGGGGCACGGCCCAGGGGTCAGACGTGCTGGCAGACTCCGAAGACCCTGACGACCCCGCGGGCTCTACCCTGATCTGCACCACCCAGTCCCCGCCCCGCTTTCCCCAATCCAGCACCCTTACGTTCCCGTACTTGGCCCTAAGGGCGCGCTCCAGGTCAGCCCGGGTAACCCGGCTCAGATCCCCAGACCGGGGGGAAAGCACCAGCTCGTAGGTCCGACCGGGTTGAAGGGGGGCCTGGGGATCTATGGGCTTCCGCTGGTACTGGGCCACGCCTCCAGGCTCAAAGCTCCTTCGCGGCAAAAAAAGGGCATAGCGGCCGGCCGCTATGCCCGGGCATGGCGGCCAGTTAGCGCTGGCCGCGGATAATCCGGGTCACGATCTCAAAAAGGGCGGCGATCTTGGCCGCTGCCCCCTCCCCGATTCCAGGGAGAACGGTGAGGTCATCCATCTCCATACCTGCCAAGCGCCGCAAATCCCCCCCGGTTTCCGCCACGATGGACCGGGCCGCCTCCCGGTTGCCCAAAAGGACGTAGAGCAAGTCTTCCATGGGCAGGGATGACGGAAGCACGGGATCGCGCTTCCGAGTCATGAGCCTGACCACACGCCTACCTGGCCGCCTAGTGATGGTTGGCATGGGCATATTCTACAGTAAAAGGTGTCACTCCGGCATTTCCAGCCCCTGGCAGGCATCTAGGCCCACGTGAACGTCCCCTATGCCCGGCCGGGGCAGGACCAGGCGGCACTCCACGCCCGTGCAAGCGTCTTCCACACGGGCTTTGACCTCCCCGCCCGGCCACTGCGCCCACACCGTGGAGGCCTCCCCGTCATAGCGTAGCCTGACTTCGCCGCCGCTGCGCGTTGCCCACGTGATCCGGCCGCCGCACCCGGGCGCTTGGGCCTCAGGAGGGGTGAGCAGGACCACCTGGCTCTGGGGGACGCTTTGGCCTTCCTGCCCGGCCGCGGGGGCCGTCCCCCGAGGCCAGATGGCGGCGAAGTAGGCCCCTATACTTGCCAAGATCACCAGACTCAGCGCCGTATTCCGGGACATGGTCTCCTCCTACGCTACCTCGTCCATGGACCTCCCCTCCCAGACAAGGGGGTCCAGCTCGCACCGCAGGACCAAGTAGGCCCGGGGCCCCTTGGGAGGCCTAGGATCCCGGCCGCGGCGCACTTCAGGGTCCCCCTGGGGCACCAGGGCCATGTGCCGGGCCAGGGCCAGGATCTCCCTCGGGTCCTCCTTGCCCCCGGGCCGCCGGATGGCCAGGATAACGGGCCCATCCTCCGGGGCCTTGACGAAGACCTGCACCCCGTCCGATGGGCTTGTGGGAATGGAAAGGCGGGCCACCCGCCCAGGTTCGCTCAGGGCCTCGTCCACCAAGGACACCAGCACGTCCCGTATGGCCTCGAGGTTCACCCTATCCAGCCTCATACCGCCACCCCCACCTTAAAGCCCTCGTAGGGCCGCACCAGGTCAAACCAGCCTTCCCGCCGCAGGAGGGCCTGGGCGTAGGCCCCCGGGCTCCTGGCGAAGCCGTCCCGCCTGGCCTCCTGGGCCATCAGGACCACCCGGAGGAGGACCCGCATGGGCCCCTCCCCTCCCCCGAAGGTCAGGGCCTTGAGGGCCGCCCAGGCCACCTTGAGCCACCACCGCAGGCTCTTCTGGTCCCCCAGGGCCTGGGCGATGGCGGACGCCACGGCCTGCGCCCACTTCTGGCGGCCGTTCCTGCCCCCCGGGATGGAGGCCGCTCGGAGAAGTTCCCGAATGTCCCGGGCAGTGTCGGGATATAGTAACGGGAGTTTTTTGCTTTCCCAGGTGGCTAACGGCTTACCCACTACGATACGGAGAGTTACCCCATTACCTAAGAGAAGACCCTCTTTATATCCCGACATTGAGTCTGGGGCGCTCACCCCCCGCCGGGTCCTGCCCTCCCGGGCATCCTCCCCCAGGTCCCGCCAGGGGAGAGCCAGGTAGGGGGCCAGGACCTTCATGGGCCGCCCAGGCCGGACCAGGGGGCGCACCCGCACCCGCCAGAGGGTGCCTCCTCTCACGGCCTGCTCCTGGCCGATGCCCTGGCCCGAGGTGTACCAGGTCTCCCAGGCGATCCACCACCGGGCCACTTGGCGGTACCGCTCATAGCGGGGGTCGTTCAGCCACCGCTCCACGGTGCGCTCGGACACCCCCAGCATCTCGGCCACCTCCCACTGGGCCAGAAAGACGTGGGCCTCCCGGGAGGGGTCCAGCCGGGCCCCTTCCCGGATGGCCAGGGCCACCAGCAGGCGCACCAGGGGGGCCAGGGGGCCCAGGCGCTCCAGGTGGCCCCACTTGCCCAGAAGCCCTTCGGCCTTGCTCAGGTAGTCCCGCCATTCAAACTCCCGTACCTCCCGCCAGGTGGTCAGTTTTTGGACCGGCTCCGCCTCCCTAGGGGCATCCGCCGGGCCTTGCGGGGGTAGGGGGGCAGGATCATCCGCCGGAGGAGGCGCGGGGGGCGTAGCGGCCTTCTGGTGCGGGGGGTTTTCTTCGTCCTGGACGCTCTTCTCACCGTGGGCCTCTCTTTCCTGGCGCTCCTTCATGGCCCGGTAGGCCTCTTCCAGGGCCTGGGCCAGCTTGGGGTTCTTGGCCTTCAGGGCCTCGAGCTTGGCGCGGGTTTCTGAGTCCATAGGGTCCTCCAAAAGAAGCCCCCGGGGGGCAAGCCCCGGGGGGCCTACTGGCCTTCCGCTCCCTCAAACAGGGGCACCTCGCCCACAAGGCGCATGGACCGCGCCGGCGCCTCCGGCTCCGAGGCCACCCGGCCGATCCACTCCTCCAGCCACTCCTGGGTGGTGTACCGCCGCTTCCCGAGGCGGACGTGCCGCAGGTGCGAGGGCCGCCCGGGCATGGCCCGCATGGCCTGGTAGATGTGGGCCACGGGCACCCACAGGTACTCCGCCGCCTCCCGAACCGTCATCAGGCGCGCCATAGCTCCTCCTCCCCAATGCCCAGCTCCCCCTGCACGGCCACTAGGGCCTCATCGGGGTCCGAGGTCCAAGGGCTCCGGGCCACCACCCGCCGGCCGGACCGGTAGACGCCCTCCCGGACCACGGAGGCCTCGGCGCGGTACCAGACCTCCCCGTCCCGGGGGCCGATCTCCCGGCGAAGGCTCACGATGTAGCCCCGCCGTGCCAAGCGCCTCATCCTGGCCTTCCACTCGGGCATGACCATCACGCTCATCCCTTCACCTCCC